TAATTCCCAATCCACGTGGCCGATTCTCTCAGAAGAGACGACTGCCATCCAGATCACTGACGTAAGCAGCCCGAGGTATTTTGAGCGTAATGGCGATGTTTCAACAATCACGCAAAACTACTCAGTCATTTGACAAGACGAAACGAATCCATGATCTCCATTCCGAGTTCCCGAGACTCGCTAGCTGGCCACCCGAAACTGAGCACGTAATATCGGCCAAAACCGCACACATAGCGCTCCAAGAATCTATTGTCGCCGCGAACGTGCTCCTTTTCTTCCCACGCAGGCCGCCCACTCACGGAGAACTCTCTAATGGTCTCATTCTGGGTTGCAGCCATGCTCTTCAGCTTCGCGAGCGCAGCATCGCAAGGTTCCGAATCCACCTTCACTCTGATACTGATTGCGGCGCGTGGGCCGAGGTGGAGAGTCCACACTTTGAAGTCTGAGTGAACGGAGTCGGTGTGCGGCTCAACAGCATACGGGAATTTGATTGCGAACCCGTCAGAGCCGTACGAGTATTCCTTCAGAGGACGAGACGCGGGTGTTTTAGCCGGCTCTTGCGCAGATACCGCGCCCACGAGGGCGCAGACAACTAGTAGTAGCAACCTTTTCATATTCAGAACACCGGAACACTGTAACAGCATCGGAAGTTGATTGGACTTGATTTCCGTTAACAGGCCATTACACTCAAAATCCCCGCCCCACTGATTTTAGCCCCTCCCCGTCCCAGATCCACGTTCCTTCTTGCCAACTCCAGACGACTTAAAGCGGCTTAGCCCTAACACCAACCGGCTTAGTTGAGGAGTTCCTATGGACCAGAAATCCGAAGTCGTCCGCGAGATCATGGCGGACCTTGGTCGTCGCGGAGGAAGTAAGACCAGCCCGCGTAAGGCTGAGGCGTGTCGAGCGAACCTTGAGAAAGCCCGCTCTATCCGCCAACTGAAACACCAGCCCAAGACTCCGCAGCACTCACAGGAGCAATGAGCCGACGCGAATCCAATCCGCGCAGAAACCTGACTGCCGCAGAAGAAGCGACCCGCCGGAAGCGGGAGGCGAAGGTCTTCGAGCTTGGTGTTCCTTTCTGCCCTGATCAGTATGCGTATAACAATCGCAAGCTCTGGGCGATCTGGAAGAAGAACGCTCCGATGCTGCTTGGCAAGCGGCTGCTGGCATTCTCTGATGGCGACGCGCTGCTCCAGCTTTGTAAGGCCGAACTCAATGGCCAGCACGATGTCATGGCGGCGATCTACGAAGCGACATGGAAAAACCGCACGCCGTTTCCTGCGCCTCCGGAGTGTCCTTCGGGTTCGCTCCCAGAGTTCCTGAAAGCGGTCGAGCGCGAGCGCGAAACCTTCCCGAAAAGAATGCGTCCCGGCAGGACGCTCACGCTGGAGGATGGTGACCGCGAATACGAATGGCCAGAAGATGATGCCGCACGCGTGGCTCGGGACTACGCGCAAGCGGTTCTTCAGGGCGGGATCGTCGCAGGCGAACTTATTCGTCGAGCGGCATCCCGCTTCCTCAGCGATCTGGAGAACGGTCACGAGCGAGGGCTTTACTTCGATCCGGTAGCGGCTCGCCATATCTGCCGCTTCGCGGAAACATTTTGCGATCTGAAGCTCTTGCCTTGGCAGGTGTTCGTCCTCGCCAACATCTTCGGCTGGAAGAAGCCCAGCGGAGCGCGGCGGTTCACTGAAGCGTGGGTAAGCTGCGCGAAGAAGAATGGAAAGACCCGGCTGGCCTCATGCGTCGCCCTGTTCGCCCTCGTCGCGGACTGCGAAAAATACCCAGATGTGTTTAGCGCAGCGACGAAGAAAGAGCAGTCGCGGCTTGTTTGGCGTGACGCGAAGCGGTGCGTAAATGATAACCCCGAACTGCGTGAACACGTGCAGCGCTGGGCGGGAGCACTGGCAGTCAAGGACACCGACGGCTCGTTCACTCCGCTCTCCTCTGATGAGAAGTCGATGGATGGCCTTCGCCCACACGTAATCATCGCCGACGAAGTAAGTTTTTGGGCTGATCGGACGCAGTGGGACACGCTTGTGAAAGGTATTGTCAGCCGCATTCAGCCCCTGACATTCGCGGTCACGACGGCAGGACCCAGCAAGCAGTGCTTCGCATTCGGCAAGTTCGACCTCGGCGAGAAAATCCTGCGCGGTATCTATAACGACGACTCCACCTTCGTGGCGATTTTCGCGATTGACAAGGATGATGACCCGCTCGATGAAAAGCACTGGCCGAAAGCGAACCCCAGCCTCGGTGTGACGTTGCAGATCGAGCACCTGAAGAAGACTGGGGCGGAAGCCCGCGAGGTTCCATCCGGTCTTTCGTCCTTTATTCAGTACCACTGCAATCAGTGGCCGGAGGTATCGCTCCAGCGTGTCGGTTCCATCCCTGTTGCCAAATGGGATGCATGCAAAGGGCTGGATCTGATCGGCTGCAAGAGCGCCCACGACGCTTATGTGAAATTTCTGAACCTGAACCGCGACCTCCCTTGCTGGCTGGGACTCGACGTCGGTCTGACAAGTGATATGAGCGCAATCTCAATGCTGTGGCGGAGAGCCCGCTTCGCCGAGGGAGCCAGCCCAGTCGAGAAGAACGTGCTTATCACCTTCCTTTACATGCCGGAGCTTTACCTTCTCGAAAAGGAAAAGTCGTGGGGCGTCCCGCTTTCACAATGGGTGCGGGAGGAGTGGATCGAACTACTGCCTGGCGACATGTGCGATCCACGTGAGATTAAGAAGCGGATCGTCAACATCTTGGGAAAGTTCAACGTTCGAGAACTCGGGTTTGACTCATGGAACGCGATGGTGATCTGCAGCGAACTAAATGAGTCCCAAGCGGTGCAGTGCGTCGCCGTTTCCCAGACCGCGAAAGAATTGACGGCTCCGTCGCGGGAGTTGCTGGGCGCGATCCACCGCCAGGAGCTTGTGCATTTCGGCAATCCCTGCTTAGCGTGGCACATCGGCAACGTGGTCCTTGCAGAAGACGAAAAACACGGAGGCACCAAGCCCGAAAAGCTCAGTGCCAACGAGAAAATCGACGGCGTGTCCGCCTCGCTTAATGCGTGGCACCGAATGCTCGCCGATCCGAACGCGGGCGTCGTGCCGCGAATCAGCTTTATCTACGAAGATGGCCGGATAAAGCAAACCGATTCAGAAGGAAAACTGATTTGAGAGGAGGAAACAAAATGGCGTTTCTCGACCAGGTAAGAACCAAGTTAGCCGATATCATCCGTCCCCGTCCGAGCGGCGAAGGACAAGCGATGGACCAGCTTTACAACAACCCCGACGGGAGGAACGTTCGCCCTCGCACGTGGTATCAGATCGTGAGTGCTGCGAGCGGAAAGCTTCTCGGCTACTCGTACGTTTGCGCGGATATGCGAGAGTACCAGCTTGTCCATCCGAACGAGTGGGTCCGCGACTACGATTGCCCGCAATGTCGTGACCGATTCAACTTGTATAAGTTCGCGCAGATCATCGACGCCGAGGGCAAGTTCAAAGTTCCTGCTTCGGAAATCGAAGGCATTCTTTCGAAGCTGCCGGTCCGTCCGCGCCTGGATGGAAGCCGGACGCCGACCGTCATCGACACTTGGAGTGAGGGTGGCGACGGCTCCATCGGATGGGAAGGCGCTCCGCCACAAAGCGAAATGAAAGGCGGCTGGAGGTAATGCTCTCTTGTCCCAGAACATGTCGACAAGCGGGTTGCCATCAACCAGCGGAGCGGGACGGCGGAGGCTTCTGCAAGCTTCACGCAGATAAAAACGATCAGCGGGACCAGAGGAACTTCGCTCGACGGCACGACGAGATTGGGCGCATGTATTCGACGGCTCGCTGGATAAATTTCCGCGCGTGGATTCTCCGCCATCGCCCACTTTGCCAGCGGATCGAAGGCGGTGTCGTTTGCCTGAAGCAGGGGAAAATCCTGCACCACATTTTCAGTCCTCGGGTTCGCCCCGATCTGTTCGTCGATCCTGCGAACGTCGTCGTGCTTTGTTTGCATTGTCACCCGCCGGATGAAGGAACACCTTGGTGGAAACCGGGCGTGGATTACATACGCGTGGATTCTGCGAAGGACTATTTTCGAGCGGTCACGCAAAAGCCGTAACACGGCTCGGTCAGTATGGCCAGCAGTTTGAGCCAGAAAGCAGGTATCCCACCCATGAAGATCATCTATAAGTTCGGACCCCACGCAGGCGAGATTTCGCACTGCCCGCGCAGCCAAGAAATCGACGTGCTGCTGAAAGCCGGAATCATCGAAGAGGTTCCACTAACTGACGCGGAGCAAGCGGCGCTGCCCGCTATGCGCGAACACACAATCCCAGCCATGCCTCCGGCGGGATGGCAAGTTGCCCGCATCACCTGGGGCGACGAACAAAAGCTGGTCATCGTCAAGCATGACGGACTTGGAGGCAGGTTTGCATATGATGGCCCGCCTCCGGCACAGAGGCGCTGGGACGGTGAGAAGTACGTCTACGTTCCTACTGATTGTCCTGCGTCGGTGATCGCCGAATATCACGCGCTGGCTGGAAACGCGAAAGAGGCTGCGAAAGCCCGCGAGCAAGCAGCGCGTGAAGCTCGACTGAATGCGGAGGAAGCGGTAGCCCGAAACAAAGGCGGCAACTTGGCCGCGATTGCGAGGATGACTTATGGCAAACAAAGTTGAAAATCGGGCGCAAGCGGTTTCTTTCCGCTCCGACAGCGATAGTTTCGAACTGCACGGATTGGTCTGTCCGTATAACACACCGGCGGATATCGGTGGGCAGTTCTTCGAAACCGTTATGCCGGGCGCGTTCTCGCGAGCGCTGCGCGAAAAACAAGATGTCAAGGCGCTCGTTAACCACGATCAGAACCAAGTCCTTGGTCGCGTCGGAAATGGGACGCTCGTGCTTTCTGACAGCCCGGAAGGGCTTCGATGCATCATCAAGCTCAACCGGGA